ACCTTATCGAACGAGAGCCTGAAAAGGCAGTATTGCTCAAAGAAGCAGACAAAGATTTTAAGAATCGTATCCGAGAGATGGAGATAGACCTTGAGTCTTTTAAAACAGAAGTTGATGACAGGAAGGACGCTAGGGCCAAGTTCTCTGGGGATGTTACACCCAAGGTGTTCTGCATACTGGCGTTGGTTTTGTACGGCGCTTATGTAATGACTGTGACCATCCTTCCTCATGACCAGAACGATGAGACTATTATCTCTTTGGTTCTGGGTCAGTTGTCTGGGATACTTGGCACTTGTGCCGCATTTTTCTATGGCGGATCTAATGGCAAGAAATAACATGAAGCAGTTAATTGAAATGTTAAGGCGTCATGAGGGTGAAGTTAAAACCAATGGCCGTCATGTTGCCTATAAATGTTCTGAAGGATACTGGACTCTCGGTGTAGGGCGTAACATAGATCCAGAGAATGGTATCGGTTTGTCTGATGACGAAGTTGATTATCTTTTGGAGAATGACATAGAGCGTTGCATAAAAGAAATCTCTAGTGAGTACCCTTGGTTCAACGATCTAGATGATGTAAGAAGGGATGCGATAATTAATATCTTTTTTAATCTTGGTGCTACAAGGTTCAGAGGTTTCAAGAACGCTATAGCCGCTATGGAAGAAGGCAACTTTGGCAAAGCCTCTACAGAATTTTTGGATTCAAGATGGGCGAAGCAGGTTAAGGGAAGATCTCTTGAGGTCACTGACCTTTTAAAAAGTGGCGAGTATGTTAAATAGGTTTGCGATATGCTGGTTAAGTACAAGTTTGCTCCGGGTGTAAACAAGGAAGGTACAGAATACACAGCCGATAGTGGCTGGTATGATTCCGATAAAATAAGATTTAGGAAAGGTCGGCCAGAACAGATAGGTGGTTGGCAGAAATATTCTATTAATACATTCCTCGGTGTGTGCAGATCCATCCACGATTGGAATGCTTCTGCCTCTACAGCATATCTCGGTGTCGGAACTACCCTAAAGTATTACATCAACGAGGGTGATCAGTATTACGATATTACTCCTATTAGAGCAACCACAGCAGCAGGAGATGTTACGTTTGCGGCTGTAAACGGTGATGCCACTCTTACCGTAACTGACTCATCCCACGGCGCTATTCAGAATGACTTTGTTACTTTCTCTGGGGCTACCAGTTTGGGCGGCAACATAACTGCTGTAGTCCTAAATCAAGAGTATCAGATAGCTACAATCATTGATGTCAACTCTTATACGATAGAAGCTAAAGACACTAGCGGTAATACAGTTCTTGCTAATGCATCTGACACGGGTAATGGGGGAGCCTCTGTGGTGGGGGCGTACCAGATAAATGTTGGGTTAGATACTTATGTCCCTTCATCTGGTTACGGAGCTGGAACTTGGGGGGCTTCTGTTTGGGGAGGATCTACTCCAATAAGTTCTGGTAATCAGTTGCGTCTATATAGTGAAGACACTTTTGGCAATGATTTGATATTTAACCCAAGGGGCGGCGACATTTACTATTGGGACGAGAGTGTTGGGATAGGTAGCAGAGGCACAACTCTGGCTAGTAATCCGTCCGCTTCTAACTGTCCGACTATTTCTTTGCAAGTTATGGTGTCCGATGTAGACAGGCATACTATTGCGTTTGGTACTAACACCATTGGCTCTTCAGAAATTGACCCTTTGCTTATTAGATGGTCTGATCAAGAAAATCCTTTTGACTGGACGCCTACAGCTACAAACACTTCTGGTGGTGTTTCTTTGCCTTCTGGTTCTTATATTCTTGGAGCCTTAAAGACAAGACAGGAGATACTAGTATTTACAGATAACGGCATTCATTCAATGCGCTATTCTGGCTCTCCGTTTACTTATCAATTTGTCTTGGTAAGTGAGAATTTTTCTATGTTATCTCCCAAGGCGGCAACAAGTGCAGGTGACGTTGTCTACTTTATGGATCGCGGCGGGTTCTATATGTACAACGGTGCCATTCAAAGGCTTACCTGTACTGTTCTTGACTATGTGTTTAGCAACATAAATCAGGAGCAAATATTTAAAGTTTTTTCTACAACAAGTTTAGACTTTTCTGAGGTCACTTGGTTCTACCCGGTAGGAACTGGCAATACTGAATGCACTAACTATGTTACCTACAATTATGTAGAGAACTCTTGGTCTGTCGGTACTTTAAGTCGGGGGGCTTGGATACCTGCAAATACTCGCAGCTTTCCAATAGCCTCTTCTAATATTATCGGAAACTCATATAACTATCTTTATTTTCACGAAAATGGATTTGATGCTGATGGTGAGGCAATGAACTCCTACATAGAGTCTGGAGGTATAGAGCTTGGTGATGGAGAACAGTTCATGTTTGTCACCAGAATGATTCCTGACTTTGAGTTTAGAGGGGCGTCTTCCTCCGCTGCTGTTAATGTAATTCTTAAGGGAGGGGATTTTCCTCTTGAAAATAAACAGACCCTTTCGACCTCTTTAGTTACCGAGAATACTAAGCAGTCCTATGTAAGGACAAGGGCCAGAGAGACTGTAGTAAGGATAGAAGGCACTGGGACTGGTTACGGCTGGACTCTTGGTGATTTGAGATTTGACATTAGATCTGATGGAAGAAGGTGATGGCTAAACAGAGACATGTCATCCTTCCCGTTGCGGGAATAGATTACAATTACGACAACGAACTTACTACGAGGAGATCGATAGAAAGGTATTTTAATGAGGTTCAAGATACGATTAATGTCATATCTAATCAGAACGACAAAGATGCCTCTCTGTCTCTTAGGAAGTATCAGTTCATGTTTATGGGTGCTAAATGACAGACGTTATAAAAGTTCTAGGTCAGCTTGATGCAGTAGCTACAACTACTGAGGTTCTATATACAGTCCCTGATGTGACCGTGACAACAGTCAGTTCTTTCGTTGCCTGCAATAGAAACGCAGCCGCCCAGACTTTCAGGCTCAGTATTCATGTCAATGATGCTGGGGCAGATAACAAACAATTTTTATATTATGATAAGCAAGTAGACGCTAATGACACCTTGACAGCGGTCATAGGTATTACGTTGGGGCAGGGCGATGTTATGAAAGTATATGCCAGCTCAACAGATTTCAGTTTTAGCGTGTTCGGCGTGGAGACCAGTTAATGAATAGAATGCCCCCGTTGCAAAGAAATGCAGACGAGTTAGCTAGATACGGTAGGTACGGTGACTCGATGCTGGTTCATATGAACCCCGCTGAGGTTCAGGGAATTGCGTCCTTGTCCCCCACTGGCAAGCTCACCAGAAACCCCGTCACGGGCCAGCCAGAGGCTTTCCTGCCATTTCTGGCTCCCCTGCTGGCTAAGGCCGTTCCTGCCGTCCTAGCTAAGGCTGGGCTTGGTGGGCTGGCTAGTGCCGCCGCTGCCGCTCCGGGCGTAACCTCCGCCATAACATCTGGTCTGGTCACTGGTGTTGCTGAGGGGGATCTTGAGAAAGGCATTATGGCTGGCATCACTAGCTTCGGCATAGGTAAGGCTATGGGCGCAGCCAGTGATGCAGTGAATTTGGGTAGTGAAGTTGGTGCAGTTGAATCCGCTCAAAAAGCAGTCGATTCCACGACAGATGTTTTGGCTAAGTCTGGTCAAGTCCCGGCTCAAATGTTAGCTGGGCCTCCGAATCCAGCCGACTATATTTCTAATGTTGGTGGCCCCGGAATGAATCAAGGGTTTAATGTTCTGACGGATGTTGGTTCTGAAATTACACCTGAGCAAATTGCTAACATTAATGCTCAGACCGCCCTTGGAAATGCCGAGTCTGCTTTAAGTTCTGCAAGACTTGATGTTAGTCCAAAAGATCAGATAGGCGCTATGTTTAAAAGAGAAGGTCTTCAGTCATTTGGCGCAGAAATGATGAAGCCTTCCAACATTCTTCCAACCGCTATTGGCGCTGGAAATCTAGCGCAAATGGACGCTATGGAGAGGCAGAATGCTATAGGTAGAGAGCAAGAAGCTAAGAGACAAAGAATGCTAGACAGGCAGCGAGGCATTATGTCTGGCGCTGCATCTGTGGCACAACCAAGAAATCCATTTGCCGGGGTATTTAAAAAACCCGGACTAAGTGCATTTAGCTCATAGGAATTTATTATGCCTGATAATAGACTAGGTGAAGATGATACTGAGGGCCGTAACGATTCAGATTACGGAACTGCTGGTTTTGGTGCTGGTGAAGTTCTGGGTGGTGAGGCTGCAAGAAGACAGCAGGAAATATTAACGGGCAGTCAGTATTCAGCGAATATGCCGCCGCAGGGTTACCGCCCCGGATTTCAACCAGAGTATCTGTACTTCGGAGATCCTCGTTATCAAGATTATGCGGCTCTTCTTCCGGGGGTATATGGCAATGACTATCAGTCTCTCGGCGCTCCCGCCCCAGTACCTGTTGGCGCTCCCGCCCCAGTACCTGTTGGCGGTGTAGACCCTGCAACCGGGCTTCCCTTGTATACTGGAGGTGATCTAAATTTTTCTCAGGCCGATATAGAAAATGCAATGGATCTTATTATATCCGGCCAGTACGACATCAATTCTCTGGCATCTCAGCTCGGTGTGCCACAGGATGTCGCTTATAACTTGTACAATCAACATCTGTATGAAAACTATGGTGTGGGTGCATTTGATCCTAGCGTCAGTGATTTAGATGACTCTGTATTGCAGCGATATTATGGAATAGCAGATCAATACGGTTATAGTCCAGAGCAGATTGCTAGGGTGTTTGGCACCCCTCTTGATAGGACAAGATCGTACTTGACTGATCAATATTTTGGAGGAATTCCGGTAGATCAAGACTATACCTCTGACGAAGCGCAACAGGTCTATGACCTATATGCATCTGGGCGTATGGGAGTTAAAGGAATATCCAATTACTTTGGTATTCCAGAGAGTGAGGTTAGGAGAATACTGGGAGAGATAGAGGGAGCTGGCGGGTCAACCGCTGGGATTGTTGGTGCGGCCCCAACTCCATCTAACACTGATCAAAGTATGCAGCAAGTTGCTGCTGGTGGAGTGGGTTCTACCGCTGTATCCGCTGAAGATGTGAGAAACACTGACAGGTCTAGCGGGGCCGTTACCTCAAGAGATGACACTGAGGGGCAGGGCGTTAACCCTATTGCTACAGCTATGGATCTTTACTCTTCTGGCGTTGAGATCCCAGCCGATCAAGTCAAAGAGACCCTTGAGTATGCACAAGCAAGAGGTATCTCCTACGCACAGCTAGACCAGATGTTTGGCGCCCCTGCTGGTAGCGCACAGGATGCAGCCGCCGTTCTGGGTATGGCTGCTAGTGCTGGGGGCATTGTAGGTATGGCTAGGGGTGGAAAGTTCCCAGACCTCAGTGGTGACGGAGAGGTCACGCAGGAAGACATCCTGATGGGCCGAGGCGTAATTGAAAAGGCTGAAGGTGGATTACTTTCTGGTATAGCTAGTATGTTTGAGAAGGAAGAAGAACCTAAGCCACAGGGCGGTGCTTTGCTGACCGAGACCGAAAGTTATCTGGAGGCCCAAAGGATATTGGGAGACCCAGATTCAAGCGATAGAGATAAGGCGTTTGCCAGAGGCACGTTAGAGACTCTCAAGCCTGAGCAGCAAGGCGGAAATATGGATATGAACTCCTTCTCCGAAATGATGCAGCAGGTGGACAAGATCCTTGGCGCGACTAAGAATATGCAGGAAGGCGGCTACATAGATCGAGACCAGCTAGACAGTCTTATATCAATGACTCGTGATGCAATCCTTGGTGATGCCGAGAACGCTGATCAGATCATACAAGCCTTCATCTCTGTGTTTGGTCAGGAAGCTTTTGAAGAGCTTAGAGACCAAGTCCTTCAGTCGCAGGTTCCTGATGCACAAACAGAGGGCATGATCGAGGGTTCTGGTGGCGGTATGGATGATGAAGTTATGGGCATGATCGGCAACCAGCAAGGTGTGGCCGTGTCTCCCGGTGAGTACATCATCCCCGCTGACGTAGTTTCCTCTCTTGGCGATGGCAGCAGTGATGCTGGCGCTGACAAGCTAGACACAATGCTGGATGATGTCAGGATGGCTAAGACAGGCCGTACCATTCAGCCCGGTAAGATCGATAACAGGGTTATGCCTGCATGAGCTTACTGGTTAAACAGATCCTACCGCAGGACATAAGTTCTGTTTGGGATACTGTTGAGCCATTTGTAGAGGACGCATTAAAGAAGGGTACGGAGAGCGAAGACTACTCTCTAGATTACAACTCTTCTCACATCCAGCTCTACTTGTCTAAGGGAGAATGGATGCTTTTAGTAGCAATGGATTCAGATGGCCTGATTCGAGGCTGTGCCACTGTTGCTTTCATTAACTACCCTATGCACAGGGTAGCTTTTATTACTGCTATTGGCGGCAAATTGATATCAAATAAAGAGACATTTGATCAAATGAAAACTATCCTTAACAAGTTCGGAGCGACAAAGTTACAGGGCTATGCCCGTAAGTCTGTCGTGAGACTCTGGGAGCGTTTTGATTTCAAGCCGGTTAATACTCTGATCGAGGTGAGAATATAATGGGCGGTGGCGGCGGCGGTACAAATACCGTACAACAAACTATACAAGAGATCCCAGAACAGTTAGCTCCCTATTATGACGAGCTAATGGGTCGGGGTACGTTTCAGTCTTTACAACCATACACTCCTTACCCTTATAAAAGACTGGCTGAGTTCTCTCCATTTGAACAGCAGTCTATGGCCGGGATTGGTGCGCTTGCTCGGACAGGAACGCCAGAGGCTATGCAGACTGCTATAGAAGGTAGTCAGTATGTTGCTTACAAAGACCCGTATGCTGAGGCGATTAGGCAAGATCCAATCACTGCGGCTATGGTCAACACAATCTCTGCTGCCCAGCCAGAGCAGGTTGGTACGCTGGGTGATGTTGGAACTTATCAGACCTATATGAGTCCCTATCAGCAGCAGGTCACTGACATTGCGAAGCGGGAAGCAATGCGATCTTCTGAGATTCAGGGTTCAGATATGGCCCAACAAGCAGCTCTTGCGGGAGGTTTAGGTGGCTACAGGGAAGCCATCATGCAGGCCGAGAGACAGCGCAATTTGGGCCAGCAGTTGAGCGATATTCAGGTTACAGGCAGTCAGCAGGCATTTGATTCTGCTCAAAGGGCGTTTGAGGCTGACAGAGCCGCCAGAGAGTCCGCTGCACGATTAGGCATAGCAGGGTACGGCGCGTTACAAGCAGACATTGGGCAACGCCTTGGAGCTGCACAGATGGGTTCTGATTTGGCATCTCAGGGTCAGGCTATGGAGCTTACTCGGTTGAACGAACTGGCCCGTGCTGGTCAGCAGCAGAGAGGTCTGTTGCAACAGAGCTACGATATTGGCTATCAGGACTTCCTGCGCCAGCAAGCATTCCCTGTGGAGCAGTTGTCTCTCTACAGCAATCTGGTCAGAGGTATGCCTATGCAGCCGGGAACCACACAAATTCTCTATGGGCAGCAGCCCACAATGGCACAGCAGTTGCTCGGCAGTGGCATAGCCGCCGCTGGTTTATATGGGGCAACTAGGAGATAGAATATGTACAACATCCTTGAGGTTGAGGATAAGATCAAGGGCTTGCCGGATCAGGCATTGATGAGAGAAGCCCAGTTTCCTAGCGGTGATGTGCCGCAGTTTCTTGTTGTTTCAGAATTGCAGCGCCGGAATGAGATGCGTAAGTCCTACGCAGCTATGCAGGAACCATCTCAGACTGTTCCGGTTGCCCAACAGGTAGTGGCGGAGGCAGGTCAGGGTATTGCTGGCGTTGTGGGCGGCAGTGCTTTGCCTGCTTCTGCTCCTATGCAAGCACAGACCCCAATGGCTGCGCCTATCCAGTCCTCTATGCCAGCTCCTATGCAGCCTCCTATGCCAAGCCCTCAAGCCCCTTCTGGGATAGTGGGTATGCAGTCTGGTAGAACAGTGCCTTATCGGACTCAATATACAGATTTCACTTCGATGTCTGAGGCGAGTGATCTTGAAGATCTCTATAGGAGCTTAAACCCCGATCAAGCTCAAGAGTTTATTGATCTGATTAACAGAGGGGTCAAGCCTGATGAGGCTGTCCGCACTGTGTCTAGCGTCTTCAGAGATAGAGATGGAGTGACTGAATATGTTGGCATTGCTGAAGGTGGATTTGGTATGCCAGATGACGTATCCAAGCTCTCCCCGCTAGACCAAGCTCTTGCAAGATACGGCTCAGACTACAGTATTCTGAGTGATGAGGCGTATCAGTCTGGCCGTAATAGGCAAGGACAAATAACGTCAAGCATTCTTGATCTTATAGAAAAGAGGCCAACTACAGAAATTTCTGACAGAGAGTTTATTCCCAGCACCATAGATCGGCAGAAATATATAGATCAGTTGTCTGCAATTTCAGAAGAAGATGTTGCGTCTCGTCAGACTTTGATAGATGAGATGCAAGAAAAATCTAAGAAGGATGCTCTTAGCGCATTCCTTATGTCTCTTGGTGCTGGCATAGCTGGTGGAGATATTAGTAGAGGAATTGAGGAAGGCAGCAAAGCTGCTCAGGGCATGAAGCAATTAGCTGATCAAAGAATATTCTCTGAGCAAAAAGCAATGCGAGATGTTCAATCTGCCGCTCAAAGAGAGGCAGTTCAATTGGGTCTGTCCGCTGAAGAAGCTGATCTTGCTGGCGAAAGAGCGCAGCAGGAATTTGAGATGAAGATAGAAGACCGGAAGAACACTGCTGCAATGAATGATTACAGTAATTCATTGACCACTTTGATGTCTCAATCTGAACTTGCGAGAGCTGATACTGAAAGTTTATTGAATGCAATCAAGACTGAGGATCAAATTATCCTTGAGGCTGCTAGTATCCGGCAGAGATATGAAGAAGAGAAAGGTGTAGAGCGAAGGGATGTGAGATCCTATATCGAAAGTTTTGTTGATGTATATAACGACAGATTAGATTCTAGTATTGCGACTATGAATCTAGATGCCACATCTATAAGGAATCTTCTGGATGCTTACAGGAGAATACTTGAGGAAGAGTTTGGCCTTGCTCCGGCAGGGTCTGTTCCCCCTCCTCCGATAGATGAGCTTGTTGATCTTTCAGGTTTTAGTGTTAAAAGATAATGCCAACAACTACTGTCAACGCGCCCGATGGCGGTGTAATAAGCGTAAACCATCCTGAAGGCGCTAGTGATGATCAAATCCTGCGCTACGCTGCGACTATGTATGGGCAAGACCCATCCATCTCCAAGCGCCCGGAAGAAGAGAACATCACTTTAACCGGAAGGATTGCTGAGACAGCCAAGGCTGTTCCCCGAGGTTTCGCTTCTGGCTTTCTTACAGCAGCAGAGGGTCTTGCTGAACTCTCTGACGCTGCCACTAACTTCGTAGGTCTCGAAGGTCTCATAGATTCAGGCGATGAGAACGCCCTGATATCTGGAGCAAGAAGGGCCAAGGAGGCGGTGAACTCTGCTTTGGGTGCTGACCGGGCTTATCAGGATCTCTGGACTACTAAGTTCGGGGAAGGGCTAGGCTCGTTCGCAACATTCCTCACTCCCGGTGCAGCCTTCAGGCTGGCAGGTAACGCATCCAAAGCAGCTAAAGCAGCCAAAGAAACCACTGGTTTGGCCAAGATGATTGGTGCGGGAAGCGCAGCGGAGGCTGCTACTGTTGCAACTCTCGCTACGGGAACTGGTGCTGGAGAACAGGCTGAAAGAATTAGAATGGCTAGAGAGTCTGGCGTTGACATTAGTCAGGCTCAGGAAGACTCAGCTATTGCTTTAGCTTCTCTCGTTGGCCTGTCAGAACTAGCCCCTGTAGAAAGGTTGTTTAGAAAGTTAGACAAAAACCTAGTAGATGATAAGACACTTAATACTATTGGTGACCGAATCAAATCTGCCCTTGGCACTGGCGGTGTTGAAGCTGTGCAAGAAGCTGTTGCTGGCTTGTCTCAGGACTTAATTGAAAAGAATATATATAACGAAGAGTTGCCAATTGGCGAGTCTTTGTATGATGACTTTACTGTAGGCGGTGCTGTTGGTTTTGTATCTGACCTAGTTCTAAACGCCGCTGCTGGCAGGCGTAGAGGAGTCTCCAGTGAGACCGAAAGAGAGTATGAAAGAAAGTTAAGAAAAGCTAACGCGCAAGCCGCCGAAGATCAGGCGGAACTTGTTAGCAACATAGGCCGTGAAGAAGTCCTTGAGCCTCAAGTCATAATGCCTGACCAAGATGACGTTCAGGGTATGCCCTCTTACGCACGAAAAGTAGCTAGGGATATGGGTCAGAACTTCCCATTGACCACAAGCTTTGGCGTTCAGGAAACAACAGAGACAGTTACCAGAACTGTAACCAATCAGGCTGGCGAGACTATCCAAAGAGAAGAACAAGTCCCTGCATTTGTAGCGACTGACTCTGATGGCAGGATATACGGCAAGACATTTCAGAATTACGAGCAGGCAGCAGTTTTTGCTGGCGCTCTCAATGATCAGCTTATCAACAGGGCTGTGACCAATTCAGTATCAGACATTATTGATACCTCTCCACAGGCTTATGACCAGCCTACCTTCCAAACCCTTTCCTTCTGGGGCAACTCCGCCCTAAATCCAGAGAACAATACTGTTACGTCTAACGCCTTGAATATGGCGGCAGGCACAACTATTGATCAGGGTTTTAATGAACAGGAAACCTCTACTGATGCGGCAAGAAGAATTAGCAACTTGGCTGCAAGGGGGCAAGCACCTGTAAATCCTATGAGTCTTATGACTGCATCACAACGTGCCAACTGGAGCAGGCTTGGCAGTGGTCAATCAGAAACAGATGTCTTTACTTTTGAGGAAGCTAAGAAAGAGTTAGGTGATGACGTTGCTAATCTTGCTGATGTGAGAGAAGACTCAACGATAGAGACGGAGACTTATCGTGTTGATAAAGATAACAGGGGCAGGCCCATAGTGGTTAGCTCTGCTGGTGAAATTATCACACAAAGACCTACAACTCTAGCAGAACGTAGGGAGAAGAAAGGTCTTGGCAGAACCGCAAGAATACAGACAGAGCAGCAGGCACAGACCGTAGCCGCTGGCCTCAATACCAACGCTGGCCGGGCAGTGGATAAGCTGGTCTTTCAGGAGAGGACTTTTGGGCGGGAAGAAATCAAAAGTTTGCTGGAGGCCAAGAACGTCACAGATGATCTTAACTCTCCTCAGATAAAAGCTCTTGCTCAGACGTTCACTGGCAAGTCTGGCGTGGACAAGATGTCCCGAGCAGAAATGAAGCTGTTCTACCTAAAGCTGCGCTCCCTGCCGCGCTTTGAAGTGGCGACTAGTCTTCCTGTATTTACCCCCAAGATATACACAAGCCAGCAGTTTCGTCTGGCCTCTCAGTATGTTGGGAAGAACCCGGATTACACTAACGAGTCTTTGGCTGAGGCTGTTGGTATTAGTGAAACTGATCCACGCTTTGACAAGAAGATAGAGCAAATTACTGCTGATCTTAATGCTCAAGGGGTAGAGTCTGTAGAGGTTGCTGAAGAGACTGTCATACCTGTTGAACGTAGACTGCCGGGTGCTAGTGAAGAGATCACTCAGCAGCTTGAGAAGAAGCTATCCGAGGAAATGGATAGGCTTAATCTTGGTGACGTTAAGGTCAATGTCTTACACGCCCTGACTAATGTGGTCAGAGATGCGGAAGGTAATCTGGTTCTGGGTATCAGAAGGTTTGATCCTAGACGAGATCAGGGTACGCCCACTGTTGATGCACAGGGTAACTTTGTTGCTGAGGAACTAGCCCCTGACGAGCAGGCTCTGTACTCACGAAACCTGAACGAGATATTCCTTGGCGTTGACAGATTGCGCCAGCTATCTGAGGAAGGCGCTACCCCAGAGCAGTTGTTTGAGACTGCTAAGTCTCTCCTGAACCACGAATCTGTACACGCTATGCGTATGCTGGATCTCTGGACAGAATCCGAATGGTCTTCTCTAGAAAGTCTTGCCCGTAAAAAGAAGAATGCTATGGGCAATACCTACCTTGAGGCGGCTCAGGCTACATACCCTGACCTTAGCCCTGTTGGGCAGATGGAGGAGGCTGTTGCCGAACTGATTCGTGATGGCAGGAATAAGCTTACTGGCAAACCAAGAACTCTGATACAGAGAATTAAGACCTTCTTTGAATCGATGCTTAGTTTCTTGCGTGGCACAGGCTATACAAGCTTTGATTCACTGATTGGCGATATCGAGTCGGGAACAATTGGAGCAAGAGACAGAGATGAAGTTAGGACTCTGAGAGCTACAGAGGCTGCGCGAGGCGTTGTTCCAGATCGTGGCATTCTTCCGCGAACCAGAACTACACCTAAAGGTTCAGCCAGAGAAAGAGGTGCTATAGATATACCCCGCATAAGGTCAGAGATGAAGGCGAGTGCAGATCCAAATATAGTGGCTTTGGAGTCTCAGTTATCAGATGACCAGATTAGGGTAATGAGAGGTGAGGCTCGTCCTGTTGGTGACTTCCTTGAGGTGGGTCAGATACAAGCTGTTGCAGAGCAAGCTGATCAAGCTCATGCAAGGCTTAATCTTTCCGATCAAATAGATAGTGTGGTTAGTGCAGTCCTGCCTGAAGTTAATAGAAGGCGTGGACGCAAGCCCCCTGTCACGGAGGCGCAGGCCAAAAAAGCTGTGCTTGATTTCAGAGCCTCTGTTCCAGAGCAAAAGGGTAAGCTAAGACCAAGAGATACTTTTGATAAAGCTTTCAAGACATTAAGAAGGGATGACCTTTCTCAAAGAGAGGCTCTCAGTCACAAAGATGTATCTCTAAAAATCCCAGAGATAGCTGTCTCTACCATACTTTTGAAAGATGGCTTGATAACTAGAAAGCAACGCAATGCAGTTGTTAATAAGTTTAAGCCTGTCACTTCTTATCAATCATTGCCAGACAACTTGCTTACCACAAAAAAGAGAGCGGTAGATGCTCTTGATGACAGCAAGAAGTCGATGTTTGGTAAGACTAGAAGAGTTATCAAAGACGAGAATCTTGAGTACATAGCTCTACGTTTAGATATTCCAGCGTATCTTAGAGATGGCGCTTGGGTTGTCACTGCACATAAGCCAAGAGCTGCTCGTCTTAGAGAAGGACGAGGGGCATTTCAGGGTCAGGCTGGCACACCTATAGGATACGAGTTGGCTATGTCAGTCAATGATGTTTCTTTTGGTACTGGACGAGAGTCTGACTTTGGAAGGAAGGTAGCAAGCGGAGTAGCGACTGGCGCTGCTACAAAAAATACCTTTGCCACGATAGAGGGAAGGCCCGAAACAGAAAAGAATTATACCTCCCTGCTTAAGGAATCGAGAGCAATACTTAAGGACATGAAGGAAGGCAAGCCAACAAACTGGAGACAGGTTGGCTACGACCCAGAACGTCATGCTTACTTCTACGACAGAGCTAACGGCGAACCAATCGTTGCTGCTGACAGGGTCATACAGATAGGCCCATTGGTTCTGGCGCAGAACGCTAATACTAGCCCAACTGGCGAGGCAATCAGAGCTAGGCAAGAGGACTTTGCTTTCTCTAGAACCCCAGTTACCGTGCCTCCTCCTGAGTCAGACCTTCCTACTCTGCCGATTGGCGATGTCGAAAGGGAGCTGTACTCTCTGATCTCCGCCACTGGTGGTAGCCCTACCTCTGAGCAGCTTGGCACTGTACCCGGCGCTCCGACTAAGCGTAATAAGACTACCAAGAAGGGAGACAAAGTACCTGACAATGAAAGAGATGGTGAAGTAAAGCCTACCTCTCTGGATGACCTGCGTCAGTACATGAGGGACGGTCTTGAGGGTTCTGAGAATCTGCAATGGTATGACCAGTTTGCCTCTGGTCTTATGGAGATTGTTGGCCCTGCAAACATAGAGGAAGCATCTGTAATCTTTGGAATAACCTCTCAGCAAAATCCCGTTGAACAAAACCTAGCTGACACCCTGCACATTATGTCTGTCGCTAGACGTTTCGATCCTGTGGAACAGACTTCAAGGTTCATGAAAGAGGTTAAAGAAGGGACGAGGCCCGGAGGCCAACAGATCAAGATCACTGGCGATCAAATAAAGAGAATCGTCAGGATGTATAAGGAAGGATATGCCGATGCGGGATTGAAGACCAGCACCTATATGCAATTGATTCAGGACAGAGCAAGGAACAAGTTCAATCCTTTCTCTGTGCAGGATGTGCATATGGCTAGGGTGTTTGGCTTCAGAAGAAAGAACTTTGATGAGAAAACTGGAAACCTTGTGGATGCTGCGATGATCCCCGGAGATTTGCAGTACAGATATGCCCAATATTTGACTTCATATCTAGCGGATGAGTTCAACATTACTCCTAATCAAGCGCAGGCTGCACTCTGGTTTTATGGCAAGACTAACCTCACATCGAAGCCGAGTAAAAAAGAAGGCGCTGGAACTATTGAGTCTGCTACAAAAAGTTCCGCAAAAGAGATAGAGGCAATCGAAAACCAGATAGCTGATGGCACATTCAACAAGAATGAATCGCTTACTCCTGCTCTCAAGAAGGGAGTGCGTCCACGCAATGCCGTCAAGGTTAAGACAAACCCTTACACTAACTTTATCAATATGCCTGAGCTTGAAGCTTTGGCCGAGGCCAGAGCGCCTTCAATAACTGTATCTGCTAATCCGGGTAATGCCAGAAAGTATGGCTTTCCTAGCACAGTTACTATCGAAGAGCTGTTCGATTTCCACGAGCAGGCATTAGACGCGATCACTGACAGGGATGGGCAGATACCTTTCCTGAGAAAGCTTGGCGTACCTCACAAGATAGAGCTAACTGCTGGAACTTACGAAGGGCTTGAGCCTTCGTTTCAGATCAAGCTTCTTGGCGGGACTAGAGATCAGGCGCTTCTTGCCACTAGCATACTTGGTGACGCCCTTCTTCAGGATGCAGCGATTGCTGTCAGGCCAGCATACAAGACAGGTAGTCAGGTTGGTCTAACTGTCAGAAAGCCCGATCTTTCTGCCTTTACTCTTGAAGAGCTAGAGTCTATTGCCGCCACAGCCAACCCAGAAAAAGACCCAAATGGCATAAACTTTACTGCGGTAAAGCCAGATACATTAGTGTTCTTAGATCCTAGACAGTTTGATGAAGATGCTGGGCCTTACACCGCAGAGATGTATGAGGAGTTCATCCAAAAGATGTTGACAACTCTTGACACCGGCTTACAATATGACATCCAAAGATACTATCAGGAAAGCGATTATGTTGGATCGGAAGACTATTCAGAAAATATCAGAAAAATACGGGATCAAGGAAGCGTCCCCGGATCATCCGGTATATTCGACGCCCTTGACCGTGAGCTTTATAAACCGTACTGGGACGCCTACACCCAAGCAGCAGAGCGAATCGGATTTACTCCAGAGAACACAGCAAGACCAAGAGTAGAAGAGCTAGTCCGTGCGCCTCTTTCTGAGAGGCTCCCGCCGCCTGCGCCTATCCCTCAGAATGCAATTGATAAAGCTGTTGAGCAGAACCTTCAGGACGTAGCTGACGCTAAGTCAGGAGCCGTTCCTCGCTATTCAACCAAAGCCTCACCCGAAGCCCAAGCTGTAGCCAGAGACCCTGATATAGGCTCTACGATCCCTCCCGGTATGGAGGATGCTTACTCTCGCAAAAATGTCCCTGAGTATGAGCCGGACTCTGTCATTCCAAAATTGGTTGATACAAGTCCGCAAACCCAGACTGCTTTTGAAGTTTATGAGGCGGCTACTGGAGACACCAGTAGGTGGACATACTATACGACCAAGCTAAGACAGGCGTTCATTAATAAGTATTCCCGCGTAGAAAGCATATCAAATGATCCTTACATAAAAGACTCAGTTGGATATCTGGCTGATGTCAGTGCCAATGCCGCCATCCTGATGAAGGATAGATCTCGTGCAATGGCTGCTTCTGCCATCAAGTACGGTATCCCAATATACAGAGATGGCTTGACCAAAGTTGAAGAATTTATAAACAGCAAAGGCGAAAAGATAGATGGAGTAATTGGCCTACTAGCTCCTCTTCAACCAAGCGGAAATCTTTATGGTAAAAATCTTGAGGAAGTCGCGCAGGCATATGCCGTTGGTAGGCGTGTTAAATATTTACACAGCAAGGGAAGATATACTGACAAGATTCCTATTGGGAAAGAAGATGAATACTTGGCGGCATTAGAAAGAGAGGCTGACAAGTACATTAATCCCGAGACGGGTGAGTCGATTATAAGAGAGTGGTATCAGAACTGGAGCGAATACAACGACACTGTTGTTCAGTTTTTAAAAGACACTGGTGTTATTACTGAAGAGCAAGGTGTGGAGTGGGCAAGTATGTCCTCCTACTATCCGTTTTATATGGAAGCGGATGGCGAGACTCAAGGCATAGACTTCTTTAGTGGACTCTCTGCTGCTCCACAGACTGTCAGTAACGAAGAATTTAAGGCAGTAGGAAGGAGTGGCAAGCCTCTTAATGTATCTATGTTCGACGCGATAGTAAGAAACATTACTGCTGCTATTGATATGGGCATGACCAACGTAGCTTACCAGAGAGTGGTTAGAGATCAGGTTCTTATGGGTCAGGCCCAAGAGATACCGAAGGGTGGTTCAGTAAACAACAAGTACACCATTAACTTTAGGGTAAATGGGGAGAAGAGAACCTTCGAGTTAAACGATCCTCTGGTGTTCGAGGCGCTCAAGCCAA